AGTCGTAAATCTAATATCACCTTGGCCATCAGCTTTTACATAAAAAACACCACTCAAATCAGCATCAGCTCTATAATGCGTATGAAGTATATTAGCACCCCCTGTAATATTTACATTAGTCCAATAAGTAATATTATATTTTGGAGAATGTCCTTTTTTTACAAATTTATTTTGCCACTCTAATAAAATAAATTTAATTGCTTTTAAAACTTCATCATTACATTTGTAAACATAATTACTTCTCCAACATTTAGGATTAGATCCAGGCAAACCACTCGGAGCTCGTTTGTTCTCGTCTGTAATTTCTTGCAAAATTTTTTGTCTTAAATCGTAACTAGAATAATTTCTTAAAAATAAGTATGTCTCTTGAAGTGTAATCATATTTAAAAATGAGCCCAGTCTCCCGGGCTCATTCTATTATAGGATTCAAGGTTAACCATCCAATCCTCATAATTATTTACCATTCAAGAGTTTCTTTCCTTGAGAAAGTAAATTCTCTTTCATAATTTGATAGCTCTTCCCCTCTTTTTTAGCTATCTTTTTTATTTCTTCATCGACCAATTTTGCGATCATGCTACCAGGTCTTCTAAAGCCATTTTTGCCCATCGCTCTAATTATACAATAAGAATCTATATCAACAGCACAACTTTTCCACTTGTTTATATTCATAAAACTCCTTAATTAATTATGTTGTATAACAAAACACCAAATATTAATAATAAAATTTTTGGTGGTATTATCAATAAACAGATCACAACAAAAAATTTAATAATTTCATTTTGCATCTTGTTTATCCTGCTTTCCTTTGATTTCATCCCAAATCATTTCAACAGCTAAGTTTTCATTGATAGGGAAAATAGGTAAGTTCTCAAAATTCATAGATGTATTAGTTAATCTTCTCACAACATCTTGAAAATGTGCATCACCATACTCTGTTGGTTGTCCGTTAGCCGTTAATGGTTGTGCTAAACTAAGTATCTCGTCAACCTCTTTTACCCAATCTCTAAAAACATCTGATTCGCTTTTCATTAGTTCCTCTCAAATATTCGCCAAGAATTAAAAGCACTTACCATTTTATCAAGTGCCTCATGATACTTAATAGAGGCATCTAGAGAATCTTTACATTTAAAATTTCTGTATTCTTCTCCATTTACAACTAACTTCAACTCATTAGATACTTGATCCCAACAAAAAATAAATTTACTTTCTCGCGGTTCATCAAGATCTTTAGGTTTAGGAACCTCCCATTCAGGTTTTAAAGTTAAGACTTCAGACTGTGCGCCAGAAGCAAAAGCTCCTGGAGGAACATCAGTAGATGTTCCTGACGATACAGTTATTGTCTTATTATCTATCGTTTCTTTGTTTTTCATGTTATCCTCTTGTTTGTTTATGAAAAGTAATATAAATATTTTAATGGGATATGCAAGGATAATTTTATGAAATTTATTTTAGTAATGTACATATGTTCTATTGTCAGTGGTACCTGTCAAAATGGTTATATTCCAGGATATGAGTTCGATTCTCATTATGATTGCATGATAATGGGTTATACTAGAGCTTTAGATGGAGCTAAGGCAATGGACCCAAAACTCGTAAATGACAATAAATTAACCATTAAATTTGAATGCAGAGGAGTACAGGTTGATGAACCTGTAATATTACCCCCACCAAAGCCTAAAGTAGGCACATAGTTGATTTCCTGTCACAAATTGATATATAATACACCATGAAGCTTTATCGCGTCCAAGCAAGATATAAAATGATGTATTTTGATAAGATGCTTGAGGCCAAGAACGATGAGGCGGCTCTTGAGACGTTTGCAAATGGCGTTAACTCAGGAGATATAAAGGGTAAAGAGGAGTCTTTTTATGGTTCCAACAGACCCATGATAACATTTGAGGAGGTTGATAGAAATGTCACTACAACAACTGGTGTCAGAGAAACTTCAGTTGGAGTCCAAGTGGGCAACACAAGCGTTGGGACAAGGTAGAGTCACAACCGATATGAAGTGGATTGACATTAAAATTAAAGATCTAAGAAAAAAGATCAATGACCAGAGTGTATTAGATGCACAAAAAGTTCTGGATCAGAAGAAAAAAGATTTTTTAGATCTTAATATGGCTAGTTAGTCTAGCTTAAAATAAAAACTAACTTTTTTTCTCAAGGATCGTGCGCTCTAAATTATAATCCTAAAGGTCTAAGTGTTTTTAAATTTGGAATTTCGTAACAGAGTGGACAATCAGTTGTTACTTTGTGTGTCTCAGAGCAATCATACCAAGTTTTAATTTGCCCAGTGCCTTCGCACCTTACACATTTATTCTTTTGCCTCTCCCCAGCTTCTACCCAATGCAAGGTCGACTTTGAATGGTACTTTGAGTTCTTCGATTGCATTTTCCATCACCTCCTTAACTTTGATTATATCACTTTCTTCATTTATAGAAAAGCATAATTCATCATGAATTTGTAATAAAGGTTGAAAACCTGCCTTATAACAATTTATCATCGCTTGTTTTGTTTGATCTGCAGCAGATCCCTGTATTAATCTATTTAAAGCTTTATAAGTAAAAGCTCTTCTAATATTATTACCATAAGTTGCTTTTGCCTCTGTATATTGCATAGCCTTGTTCATACCAAAAGTTGCAGGTTCCCACATATTAAATCTACATTTTCTACCTTTAACAGTTCTTATAAAACCATACTTAGATGCACTATTAGTTACGGCCTCTGCTAATCTTTTAACAAATGGAACCCTTGTATGATATTTATTTAACAAATTTTCGGCAGCATCTTTACTTATTCCAAGCTCCCTTGCTAATTTTGCCTTACCCATTCCATAAAATAATCCTAAATTAATAGTTTTCGCATTTGTACGAGATATACCTGCCATATCAGCTACTATTTGATGAAAATCAGCAGCCTCATCATGGTAAGCTTTTATAAAATCATCAGCACCAGTAAAATTTTCATTTGTACTAGCTGCATAATGTGCCACCAATCTTGGTTCTTGTTGTGAGTAATCAAAACTTCCCCATTGTTTACCCTCTTCAGGTAAAAACAAACTTCTAATTTTATTACCAAATTCTTTATTTCTTGCTGGAATTTGTTGAAGATTTGGATTAGAATAACTTAAACGTCCAGATACGGTTCCACCCTGGTCAGATCTTAATTGATTTATTTCTGAGTGGATTCTACCTTTGTGAACGTATCTTTGTATGGAGTCTATGAATGTTGAATGGAATTTATTTATTTCTCTTGCTTCTCGTATTAGTTGCGCTATTGGGTTATCACAATTTACTAACCAGTTTTGGGTAAAGCTTGGTTCATCGGTTTTCGTTGTCCGTGGGTACTCAACACCTATTCTATCAAACACTTGAGCTACACTTCGAGCAGCCCAAATATCTACATCTAATGTAGTTTCTTTTTTAATTTTAGTTAAAAGCTTTTTTTCTTTTAATTTAAAATCTTTCTTTAACAATGACGCTTTCTCTTCATCTACACGTATGCCCCTTCTTCTCATATCAATTAGAATAGGCAACAGTTCCATTTCCATATCCCAAACATCATGTAAGTCTTGTTTACCTATTTCTAACTTCAAATGATTCCATAATTTTAATGTTAGTCCGGCATCTTGTTCAGCGTAAAAACCAACATAACCTGCAGGTAATCTCCATAAATCTTGCTTAGCATCTAAACCCCACTCTTTAGCTTTTTCTAATAAAAATGTTTCGTTTTTTATTTCACCCAAATAATCTTTAGCACAAGCATTTAAACTAAAACTATATCTATTCTCATCAACAATAGCTGCAGCTATCATAGTATCTATAATTTTACCTCTAATTTCAAAACCATTAACTAACAACCACCCCACATCATATGATGCATTATGAAAAATTTTAGTAGCTGGTGTTTTTAAAACATCCTGCATCCACGCTGTTGTTAACGTTAAATCCATGTTGCCTCCTGCATCATGAGCAATAGGGAAGTACCATTGTTGGTCATAAGCAGCCACTGCAAAACCTATAATATGTCCATCAAATGTAGCCCACCCAGATCCTTTAGTTTTAATATTCGGATCTTTTGTTTCTAAATCTATGGCTATCTCTTTTGCTTGTGATAGATCAGGATACTCATTAGGGCACACCCAATCTGAGTCGTTGTAAATAAAATTAAGTTGATGAGTCATTTATTAAATATCTTACGATAGTGGTACCCGGGTTTAAATCGTAATCTTTTATACACCCTGTCAGGGTCATAACAATACCAACTATAATAATCATTTTTATCATAACTTTTCATTGTTCCAAAAATATAAGAGCATACAAACTACACCATAAATTATGATTATCAAGAAAATTGAAAAAACTAAATCAATCATTTTCTATCTTTCTTAATTATTTGAGCTTGTTTACGCCATGCCCAAGAATTTATTCTACCGGACCAACCCATAACCCACAAATAAAATTTTAACACTATGAGTAATCTCTTTCCTTAATCATTTTTAAATAATGTATAGCTTTATCTATATCTTTTTCTTTACCCTTTAATCTATGTCTACAGATATATTTTATAGCATTTCCCTCTGCAAATAATAATTTGTTTTCATTAATAAACTCTGCAGGTTGAATCTTCATCTTAGAATAATGATTACCACCTACTTGTTCCTCTAATGAACTGTAGGTAGTGCCTTTAAATAAGTCTTTATGTGTCATAACTTAAATGCTTGTAACGTCCTTAATTTATCCTCTGCAGTTGTAATTTTTTCAATTAATTTATTTGCCTCTTCAACATGCTGTGGATGTTCTCCTATAGCAACGGGCTTTTCTAAATATATTTTCAAAGTTACTTCAGCTTCAGATATGTCAGCGTTATATCTATCTTCTAACGCGTCTACAATAAGTTGTCTAAACTCTGCCATAGTTTGCCTCGTATAAGTTAAAATATTTTCCTAATGGAAAATGATATTGATGATAAGTGCTTAATAAATGCAAAGTATTTTTAGATCTGGTCGCACCTGTATACCATACTCTTAACTCTTTTACCTTCTCTTTTAAATTCTTTTTTTCAAAATGAGAGGGAAAATTGCATTTGCTTGATAAAATTACATTGTCTGCCTCACCACCTTTTACCTGATGTATAGTATCTATGATAATATTTGGTGGTAGATTTAAATCAACATTCTCACTCATCAATTTTTTAAAATATTTCTTATCTTTTTCTTTAAATTTTCTTTTAAATACTTGATCCCATGAGCTTTTTTCATCACGCATACCACATCTTAAATGTAATTCATCAAAAGTAAACACTTGATTTGGATGTGCAAAACTCCATTTTTTACTATCTTGTGACCTAAAACCATGATCAATATTCAATAAATATTCATACATAGTACAAGCTTCTTCTCTTGATATTGAGCCACCCTCACATATCTTAGTCCAATATTCTATAGCCAAATACTGATTCGGGTCGAAAGACTTATTATTTTTTACATCTTGAAAATACAAACCTAAATTTTTCGCCTCTATCTGTAATTCTTTTTTTACATCATTTATTCTTGCAAGGACCATCCAGCTACCTTCTAAATGCCAAGGTATTTTTTTTAATCCACTACATCTATATATTTTTCCCTCTTTTTGATTTGAGTAAAATTCTTTTTTCACACGATCATCACCCATAGAATTTAGTAAACATTTGGAGAAGAAATGTATATTTTTATTTAATCTTACTGACTTTTTTAACACTACTTCATGGCCTGGGAAGGTTTGAAAATAGTAAACATCTGCGCCATTCCATTCATAAATAGCTTGATCATCATCTCCAGCAAGATAAACTCTGTCTACACGTTCAGCAATCTTAACAACCATATCCCATTGCAAAGGGGTAAGATCTTGTGCCTCATCTACCATTAGAACTTTAAAAGGTATTGTTAAACCATCATTAATAAATTTTTCTACCATGTCGGTAAAGTCTAGTCTGTCCGGTGTCCGTCCTCCGTTTTCCGTTTCCATAGTTTTAAACTCCTCATATCCTGCTATGATTGATTTGAACTGTTGTAATCTAACGGCTTTTCTAGATTGTTGTTTATACAACCACACAGGATCAACTTTCATATTTCTAGCTCTATCATATATTTGTAAAGACCAATTGTTATAAACTTTTTGATCGTCCCAAGTATCTTTATAATTTACTTTTACTGTCCCATACTGAGTATGAAACATCAAAAGATCTGCCTTTGGGTCTAGAACGGGAATCTCAGCAAACTGTTGTCTGGCCAGAGAATGTAATGTTCTAAAATATTTAAAATCATCTTCATCATATTCTTTAAATCTTTTTCTGACCCTTGAAACACATTCATCAACTGCTTTGTTGGTAAATGATATGTAACAGATCTCATCGGGAGAGTATCCTTGTTTAAGATAACGCTGAACCCTTTTGAGTAGGTTTTCAGTTTTTCCTGTTCCTGGTGGTCCAAATATTTTAATTGTCTTCCCACGCAGCCTTTGTTTTAACAAATTTGACATTTTTATTTTTATGTTCATTTATTTTTGGCACAGTGACGACCCAATGTCGACTACTAACATTTTGAAATTTCTTTTTAGGCTGAGCCCCACCTTGTTCCAAAAATCTTGTGCACTCTTTTTCATTCCAATTATAACCCATTTTTTTCATAAATGATCTAAATGTTTCTAATTTGAATCTCATTTCGTTCTCATCTTTCCAAATATTTCCCGAGTCTATTTGATCGAATTCTGTTGTGTCCTCTACGTCCTCTAAAAATTTTGTCATCCTTGAATTAAATACATCTTCTCTTTCTTCACCTGCATCATAACCTTCCATATCTTGTTTGTTGCTCAATAATTCCTCAAGCCAATCTCTATAAGGATCGGGATCTCTTTTTGTTGGTTTGAGTGGCCTCCAAACAATATCATAATTTAGTAATTGTTCTCCTAATAATTGTTGTTGATATAATTGTTTTGTAGATAATCTAATAGATTTACCTTGAATAGGTAAAATCCAATATGGTTCAGGATAAGAATTTACTTTTAGAAGTTTACCTACTTCAGGTAAAGCCTCATTAGCTCCAATCCCAAGTTTACGCTTAACGCATTCAGATGATACACAGTGCATTCTAGCGATTGACGTTTTACATTTGTACGCATATTCTTTATTTTCTACACCTTTAAAAATATTTTGCAATTCTTTTGGGTGAAGTGATTCTGAACAAACTTTACCCATCATATTTCTAGTCCAATCCTCGTACATAACAGGATCAGGATTAATTTTTTTTGCAAGAACAGCTACATTAAACATAGCATCATTACGACCCTCACCTTTTTGTACTTTATTTTTCATAAAATTAATAACACATGGAGGATAATCTTTGGTTTCATCATCTTGAAATATTTTAATTTTTTTAAACTGACTTGGACTTACTCTAAATTTTTTTACAAAGTTGTATAAATCATTTATTTGAATAGATGAGCCATCATCATTCATGGCACAACGAGTTGTCATGTTTGCTTTTTGATAAGGTAAATTTAAAAAGTTGCCTTTTCTTTTTTCATCCCAGTTTTCAGGAGTAAGGTCTACTTCATCCTGTGCAGGAAAAATATCTGTTGTAGTGTCGTTAATGCCTAAATCCGATGCTATCTCAATTAATTTTTTACGCATTGAAGATGCAGCAACTACACCCTCAATAAATAAAATTAGATGGAGTCCGTTGGATTTTGATCTGAACGGGACGAGTGGGTATTTTCTTTTACGAATTGTCGATATAACTTCCTCGTGCCGTATGTTATAACGATCAACATCGATGACACCCCAACTACATGTATTATCATCTCTAATGGGAACTGATCCATAATATGCTTCTCCTTTTAAATGTTGCAACCAATGATCCTTTGTCATTGGTGTAGGTTCAAGCCAATGTTTGTATTCCGTCTTACCCTTAGAATTTTTTTTACCCGTAGGTTTAGAAACTCCAAAATATGAGTTGGACCCCTGGAAGAGTTCTATAAACTCTTCCAGAGTGTTGTCAAGAAGACTCATAAATTAAAATGGTGTCTTCGGTGCCTGTTCGTCTTTTGTATGATTAACTCTCACAGCTCCCTTTTTACAGCTTTCGTAAAATTCATATGCTGTTTTCATAAGTTCATCATTTTGAACTGCTCCAGTGTGCTCAATCTCCCAACCATACCAAGAACCTTTGTTATTTTTTTCTAACACAGTTCTCATAGTGTACGTTTGAGTGAAAGGTGCAGGTCTAAAGCTACCTTTTCCTGACTTTCTAGGTTGTCTCAATGACATCATCATAGAGTTCCACTTTTTTGACTTTTTCCTTTGTGTGGACTTCATGCTAACAAGGGCAGTTGAGTTTTTATCTGGTTGGCATATTAAAACATAATGTGAAGCAGTTTCTTCAACATAATTACCATTAGATAATCTGTCCTTACCATCATCACCCCTTGTTGTTTTTGACATGATATCAGAATCAGCAGCATAAATATTAACTGGTGCCACTGCCCCTTTATCTCTGTCTTGCCATTCTATGTATTCTAACTTGTAATAACATGGAATGACCGTGATGCCCTTTTGGCCATCATACAGCTCATCTGTAACTGTATTATAAATCATACCGGCTCTTGCCTCCGCTATGAATTGACTATCCCCTTGTGTTACCTGTGGTGATAGTTGTCCTAACACTTTCAAAAATGGTAATGCTAAACTATTAGCATCGACATTATCGAAACCAGTGTCTGCAAACTTTTCAACGTCAAAAGCTGCAATTGCGCCAGTATTCTTTACTTCTACGTTAGTACCTGTCGCTTGTCCGTCTTTGAACTTTACGTTACTCTTTATCGACATTTTTATCCTTTATTTTTTAATTGTTGTTTTATTAGCAATGTAAACTCCGAACAGATCAAATGGTAATTCTTTACCACCTTCAACTTGCTCTCTTACAAATGCTTTTAAAGTCATAGGTTCTACCTTTTGTTTTTTATTGTAGGTAAAATTATGATCTTCACAAACTTTTATAAGTTCAGCAACTTGATTATCTTGTCCTCTAGCAAATTGAGCAGTAACTGTATTTTTTATTAGATCTTCAAAACCTTTACTTCTCAACCAACCAAAAGCCTCATCAACACGTGACTCAGGAATTTTAGCAGCGTAAAATGGTTTTACTTCTACTGTAGATCCATCACTTAATTTTAAAAGTGATACACCAGCTTCTTGCATCATCTCAGGAATAATTCGCTCTTCCATGTCTCGAATTTTATGTTTCAATAATGAAAGTGCTTCTTCTTTTTCCTTTAGTTGAGTTTGGAGTTCATTGAGTTGGTGACATTTATCAGAGATTGATTTGATATCATCTTTGTTAATGTCAATGGATGACATTTTTTCTATATCCATATTTTCCTCCTGCAGCTTATTAAAATATCTTCTTGCCTTTTGCAATAAAAAAAATTATTATTTTTTTTGATGTGGAAATATCCGTATAAAACAAATCCCTATAAACATCAAAGGGATGCACTACAAGAATCTGCAAATAAAACTCAATGGGCTTACTTTATGGAAATGGGTACAGGTAAAACTAAAGTTACCATTGATAATTTTTCATATCTTTATTTATTAAATAAAATAAATACAGTTTTAATAATAGCACCAAAATCAGTTTACACTGTTTGGGAAAGTGAAATATTACTTCATATGCCGAATGAAATCAAACATAAAATATATAAATGGAATATTGATAAACCTAAAGATTTAACAAAACTCAATGACCATGAGGGTTTAAAAATATTCTTAATTAATGTTGAGGCTTTATCAACTAAAAGGGGATTAGATGGCTGTATAAATTATCTAACTAAAAATAAACTAAATTTTGTAGTATTGGATGAATCAACAACCATAAAAAATAGAACAGCAAAAAGAACAAAAAACATATTAAAATTGCGTATATTATCCGCCAGAAGGCGTATATTAACAGGATCGCCAATAACAAAATCTCCATTAGATTTATATACACAATGTGCTTTTTTAAGTCCAGATTTATTAGGTTTTAACAGCTATTTAACTTTTAGAAATAGATATGCAGAAATGGGAGATATACCTGTTGGATCAGGACGTTGGATATCTATACCTAAATATTACAAAAGATTAGATGAACTTGAAGAAAAACTTAAAACATTTTCAACAAGAATTAGAAAAGATGAATGTTTAGATTTAAAACCTAAGGTAAGACAAAAACGTTATATTGAATTAGAAGGAGAATCTCAAAGAGTTTACGAGAGACTACGCCAATCTGCTTTAGCTGTAGTAGAAGATAGCACTATATCTTTTTCCAATAAATTAACTGAAATTATTAAATTACATCAAGTTTGTAATGGTTTTACTAAAGATGATGAAGGTAAAATGTTAGTCTTACATGATCAAAAAGTAAAAGCTTTGCATGAAGTAATCGAAGAAACAGATGGTAAAATAATAGTGTGGGCAAATTATTTATGGAATATCCATGAAATAATACACTCACTTAAATCTAAATATGGTGCGGACTCAACTGTAAGTATATTTGGTGAGGTAAGTGTTGAAGATAGAAAAAAAGCTGTAGACCTTTTTCAGAATGATTCTAAAGTACGGTTCTTTGTAGGTAATCCAACCACAGGTGGTTTTGGTCTTACTCTTACAGCTTGTAATACAGTCATTTATTTTTCAAACAATTACAATCTTGAAGTTCGTATGCAATCAGAAGACAGAGCGCACAGAATGGGCCAAAAGGGAACTGTTGTTTATATTGATATAGTTGCAAGAAATACCTTAGATGAAGCAATTATGAAGTCATTAATCAATAAAGGCCAAATTGCGGCTAAAACATTAGGTGAAGAAGACCTAAGAAGTTGGCTTCTGTAATTCTTTAAACTTATCTACTCTCTTTAAAAATTCATGCCCGTAATGGCTTAAATCAGCCTCTGAGAGCTTAAATTCCTGATATAGGAGGTCACGGGTGCATATTGCTATTACCCCCTGCTCTATGGGCCCGTAATTCGTTTTATGGGCTAAATAATAAGCTCCTAGCTGTAATTTATAGTCCTCCACCCATTCTTCCTTTTTAGGTCTATTAGACTGCTTAAAATCAACAATACTAGGTTTTCCGTATGCTATAGCAGTCAAATCACAGGTCCCTGCATATAAATTGTTATATTCTAAACTAACCTCATTACCCCACACCTCATCTAACTTAAGATTTTCTAATATTACTTTAGCCATTCTTCTAGGTTTAGCATCTTCATCCATCATACTATAATAACCTCCTCCTGATAATGAGTGTTCTAAAACCTTATGCATTTCAGTCCCTATGGTAGATGCTTGATTCATTATTCGATTAGCCTCTTCATTACCCACTCTTCTACGCCAATCATTTAATTGTGTCATATCTTTAGTAGCAGATAAAATAGTCGTTACACTTGGAACTTTAATATTATCAACAAGATACTTTCTTCCTGTAGTATCAGAAAATCTATTGTAATGTTTGTATGGATATTTTTTATTTAAAGTTAATTTCACCAGACTTTTGTTATTAAAACTACAATCACTCCTGCCATACCAGTAATCAATACCCCTGCTGAAGTCAACATAATTTTTTCAATTCTAGCTATATCATTTTGTATGTTTTGTATTTTTTTATGTGTTTCTCTTTGCATAATTCTGCAAAGTTTTTCATGTGATTCTATTTT